CATTTCGGAGACGTCCCTGGCGCTCCAGGTCAGCGTCGAAAGGCCGCCGTCCTTCCATGACCCGGCGGAGCCGCCGGGAATGTCGTCGGGGAAGAAAACATACCAGTTTGATTTTCTGCCCCGCTTTTCCCCTGGCGCGTCGTATCGTTCGATCTGTCCGGTAGGCTTGATGACCGGGCAACCGAGCCCAGCGGCTGCAATAGCATTCTGGAACGCCTGCTCTGGGTGAGCCGGTGGATGATCCGGCGGGTCTTCATCTTGTCTTTTGGCGTTATTGAAATCGAAATCATATATTTCAGTCATGCCAGCACTTGTCTCCCCACGCACACCATTTGCACTGGTAGAAATCGGCAGATGGATATTCCCGCGGTAACAATTCACCGGCCATGCAGGCCTGGATAATCCGGACTGCCCTGTCCGACGCGTCTTGTGCAACTGACTGATCGAAAGGGATATTTTCGTGATACAGAGATGAATCGTCCTTGTTGACGCATGTCCATAGGGCAGGGCTGTCCGTAAGGTCCATGTATGCCATGTAGATCTGAACCTGAACATAATAGGTCCAGTTGGCCTTTTTGACTTTGTTCTTTTCGAACTCACGCCATTTTTTGGCGTTCGCTGTTTTGCATTCCCATAACCGCGGATACGGACCGAACTCGTCAGGTCCACCCACAATAACTCCATCTATGTGACCGGATATTTTCCCGCCGGCGACGGAAAAACCAAATTGTCGGCCCTCTTTATCCTTTACTCTCAGGTCAAACCCAGCCATGCGGATCCATTCCGCGGCCAGGTCTTCGACTACATGACCGATGGAGAATATCCGTAAGGTTCTTCCTTCGAATGGCCTGTCTCGTGGTGTATTAAAAAATTCATATTGGAGGGCCCTGGCACATTCGCCGCCGAGACGAGAGCCTCCGAGATAATCCCTGGGTCGCTCGGGCCTGCCGGTAAGAGCCTCGTCAATGAGGTGATTTATTCGATCTGATTGGTTTATTTGGTGATTAAAATCGAGCATGTCCAGCTCTCCTTTTTGTTTATGTATGCCCTGGAGGTGGCACGTGTCGCAGAGGCAGGAGAGATCAGAATCTTTTTCCCGAAAAAACCGATACCTCTTGTGGTGCACCTGCAATTTCAGCGTTGATCCGCATTGTTCACATTTGCCCACCAGCTCCCGAAATTCTTTCGATTTCTGCCGCCAGTGTGTGGTTGCATAATAGTTAGAAAGGTTCATTGGGATCGTTAACGTATTTACTCCACACCTCTTTGCTGGCGCCTAATTCCCGGAGCGTTTCAAAAATGGATTGCCCGCAGGGCTTCCAGTAATGGAATCGGGGATCTGCATCAAACGGGATCACCAGATCCCCAGCATCGCTGATGTACGGCAGGCTGAACTTCGCCCCCTTATCCGGTATCAAAGCCTCGATGCAGGCGCGGACTAGGGCATCAACCTCAGTGCGGGAATAGTCGTTTACAGCTTTCCCTGTGAGTCCTGCTGACAAGAGTGCTTCACCCAGTTTCTGATAATCAACGGGCATGTCGAAAGACCTCCTGTTCGATTGCTGATTTGTTCCAGAGAAAATTGAGGAGGCAGGAAGCCTCGTACTTTCTGAGATTGTAATCGTTTACATTCCAACCAATGTTGGCGAGCAGCTCCAGTTGTTTAAATGATGGCGGGTCCTTCAGCCAGCGCCTGCTTTTCTGCGCGGCATCCGTGTCTTCATGCAACCGCAGAAAATCATCCGCTTGAGCAAGGGCCGGGACTTTCGCACCGACGGATAATCGGCGCATGGGTTTGCCCTTCATCTTACCCAACGATACCCAATCGTTTCCATTTGCCGATGCCGTCACAACCCAGGCATTGAATCCGCTGGCGACCATGACCTTCCCGCTGCCGAATAGGTCTGCCCACTTGAAAGGTGATTTTTTCAGCAAATCTACTTCCATCATCACCACATCGGAGTATTCCTTCTCCTGAGCGGCGCCTTTAGCGCCGGCGTGGTATTCATAACCGCAAACAGGGCACTCTCTCGTTTGTATGGGGATCAGTGTATTGCAGCTCGGGCATTCTTTATTTGCTGCTTCTGTTCCTTCCAAATCATCCAATCGGACGCCCTGTTCCAGATCGCCGTGGATGCGAATTGATTCTCCAAAATCCAGGACAATGCAGTCCCGCTTTATCACCCCTGGATGTTCTTCCGGATCCACGACTCGCAGACCACGACCGATCATCTGCAGCATGGTGGATTTAAATGAGCACGGCCGAAGGAGAACGACACAGGAAAGAGGCGGACAATCATAGCCTTCGGTTAGAACGGCCACGTTGCAGAGGACCTGCAGATCGCCATATTCAAAGCGTTTCAGGATTTCCGCTCGATTTGGCGTATCACCGAAAATACAGTCCGCCTTTATCCCGTTCTCCTGAAACAGGGCGCAGACCGCTTCCGCATGGCGGATCGTGGAGCAGAAGGCGATCGTTTTCCGGTCACCGGCGAGATCCTTCCATTCCCTGAACACCGCGGTATTTACCGGCACGGTGTTCATTAATGTTTCAACCTCGTCTAAGTCGTATTCGCCACACGACGTTTTCCGTACTTTTTGGATTTCTTCAGCAAGACCGGGAAGGGTGGCAATGAACGTCCGTGGGGGGACCAGGAACCCCAGATCCACCAGATGCCGCATTGTGATCATGTCGCAGACATTGTCGAAGGTCGGCTTCAGACCACGTTTATCGCCACGCGATGCTGTCGCGGTAAATCCCGCGATGAGAACATTGGGGTTTCGGGATCTGGCGGCATCGACGATGCGCTGGTATGTCTCCGATCTGGTGTGATGTGCTTCATCAATTACCAGAACGTCCAATGGCGGAAGAATCTCCATGCCGCCATTCCGTCCAAGTGTCTGAGCCATGCCGAAGATAGTGTCTCCGGAAGGGTCTTTGATACCGAGACCATAAACAGAGGAACTCCTATCCGGATTGATCCGGTGGAACTTCTCCCGATTCTGCGCGACCAATTCTTCCCGATGCTGCAGGATCATTTGCCGGCCGCCCAGACTTGCAAGCAACCAAGAAATCATAAGCGTCTTGCCGGATCCCGTGGGGGCGATGGCAAGCGTGTTTCCGTATTCGGACAACGCACTTACCGCTCGCTCTACAAGGGTTTCCTGATATGGACGGGGAAGCATTGTTTACCTCGCCCATGCCGGAATTGCTGAGGGTGCCTGGTTTTTTGTTGGCTGTGGCGTGTTTTTAGGAAGCGCCGCAGTCGGATCTGTCTTTCCAGGTCCGCCGGGCAGAACAGTTTCTCCCGCCATTATTCGCTGATATATCTTGTGGTCGGGAGTCAGAACACGCAGGATTTTATTCTTGTCGCCGTAACCGTCCTTGCCCTTTTCGATACCAATTTCTATGGCAAATTCCAGTTCATTCAGTTCCTCCCAGGTGCTGATGATGCGCGCCTGTCGGGCTTTATCAGACCCATCTTTGGGATCGATACCCTTGGCCGATTCCAGCATTCCGCGGAGCAGTGATCGCGTTATCGACGCCGCTTTTTCGTGCCCTTCTGTCACTCCGCCCACGCCGGCGTTCTGGTAAATCTTTCGCTTGGCATAAGGTGCGGATGATAGGGTCAGTTCCATGACCAGGTACTCGAAACCGGATTGCGATTTTGAGAGCCATCCCCCATCGCCATGTCCTCCCGGCCGAATGGCGCAGATTACTCTCGCGTAAGTTTTAGAGGGAAGCAGATCGCCCTCCTGTTGCTCGGATGCCGTGTTGAAATCAAAGAAATTACTCATTATTATTGACCTCCTTTATCTGTGTCTGGAATTTTTGTTCGGGTTTCGGCCCGTTAATTTTTTCCATAAGACGGCCAAGATGTGGCTCCTCGACCATGTCCAACCGTCCACTACGGTCCTTTGCCGGATAGCCCCAGGGGTTGACTTGATGCGTAACAAAAGCGCGGTAGGGATTGCCGGAATCGTCCTTTAGTGCAACCATGCTGATGATCTCGTCAAAGATGCCCGGCAATTCGTTGCCTGCTTTGGCGCCTTCGATTTGCGGCACCCAAAGAGCACGGCCGTAATCATCCTCTTTCCGATCAAGACCACCGACAACCCATATATTTTTGTCTCTGCAATATTGAATTTGCGTTAGCCACTGAACCAATTCACGACCGACCAGGCCATAGGCCCCGCGGTTGTCCTGCTTGCCCGTCTTTTCTGAGAACGCTTCCGGCTGACCGGTTGCCCATTGCCAGCACAGACGCGAGGCAACCGAAATGGAATCCCAAAAAACAGTGTCGTATTTCTGTAGAAAGGACGGAGCAGTTTCCCCTGCCATGAATTCATAATGGGCCTGACTGTAGGGTTGCTCCGGGCGTCTGGAGGGGTTGGGCCCGGTGATGAGGCAGGCCATGTTGACGGCTTCCTCCCAGGTCTTGATCTTGATCTGATCCACCGGACAATCCTGGACGGCCAGGTCCCCGCCCTCAAGGTCGAGGAAGAGTGTTTTATCCGGATCAAGGCTCCACAAGAGAGACGTTTTGCCGATACCGTGGGGCCCAAATATCGCTCCCTTGATTCGTTTTCTCTCAGCCAAGCGTTGATCCGCGGTTATGATTTTCATGCTTGCACCTCCTAATTATTTT